CAAACCAGGTTTTGAAAATATCCCACAGGAAATGAGAAATGATGTATCTGGTAAAGGATATCCTATGCCAGATGGGACATATAAAGTTCATAGTTTTGATGAACATGGTCCTCTATCAGGAGCATTAAGAGGGTTAGGTGATTGGTCTGCCTATATTGGTAGTGGTGATGGTAGAATGGGTAATAGATCAGGAATGATGATTCATAGTGACATAGATCCTTATGGAACATTAGGATGTATTGGTGTTGATTTAGGTGGAAAACCAGGTACTAGGGCAGAGAAAGGTTTCTTAAAAGCATGGAATAAATCAAATCCTGAGACCATAACAGTTGATTTTGGCGCACCAACAGGGTCTACAGATGGTGGTGCAAGATCTGAAACATCAGATAATAGTATAGCAAAGATGTCATCTTCCAGTAAAACTACCCCACCAGGTGCTCCAAGTTCTGGAGGTGGTAAACTTGTGACCATGGGTGGTGGACAAACTGGTGGATCAGGTAATTTGACTTCAGCAAGTGGAGGAAATGCTAAACCAGCAAGAAAATTTTCTTCTACTGATGTGCGTAATGATTCTAATATTATAGTCTCATCAATTTATAATCTGATAACATAAATGGCACTTAATTTTCTAGTCACTGGTGTAAAAATGCTTGCCAAAAAAATGAGCAAGAAGAAGATGAAGGAAGGTGCCAAAAAGTTTGTTGGTGGTAAAGAAGAAAAGCGAGCAAAAGTAGAAAAGATAATGGAGAAAGAGGGATCTTATAGTGCTCCAAAAGAAAAAATATCTCCAACCAAACTTTTAAATATGCCAGAGGTTCCTGATGTAAAACCTGCTACTGGTAATAAAATAGATTTTAAATTATTAGGTGATAGATTAGATAATATAGTTGGAATGACAGATGCATTAGGGTTTCTTACTAAAACTCAAGCAGATCAAAAGAAAGAAGAGATAAAATTATTACAATTAAAAAATGCAAAGGAAGCAAAAAAGAAAAGAGAGGCAAAATTAGAAAAGAAAGATAGTTTACTGGGTAAAGCATCTAAGGGTGTAAAGAAAGCAACCAAAGGTCCTTTGGATTTTATGCAGAATTTCTTAGTTAAGATGGCACTTGGTGGTTTAGTAGTGTTCTTACTAGCAAATGCTGATAAGATAAGAAAATTATTTAAAGATATAGGAGAAAATATAGAAAAATTTGGTAAACTTTTAAGAGTTGGTATCTTTGGTTTCAAAGAAGGCATGAAACTCGCTAGTAAAGGTATCAAATTATTAGGAAAGGGTGCTAAGAAAATGTTATCACCCATTAGTAAAGCATTCAAAGCAATAGGAGGTGCTATAACAGGTGCTTTTTCAAAATTAGGTAGCAAATTTGTAAAAATATTATCAAAAATACCTGGTGTTGGATTTATAAAGAACTTAGCATCTGGTGTTGTAAAAACAGTTTCTACTGCTGGAAAAGTAGTATCTAATGTTGCAAGTAAAGCATCTAAGATAACATCTACTGCTACAAAAGGAGCTGGTAAAGTTAGCAAAATGGTTACAAAATTCTTTGGACCAAAAGTAGCAAAAGCAGTTAGTAAAGCTGGAAAAGTATTTAAAGCATTAAAAACAGGTGCAAAGGCAATTAAGATTCCTGTTCTTGGTCCTATAATTGTAGCAGTTACTTCATTACTAGCTGGTGATCCAATAGGTCAAGTTTTATTTAAGTCATTGGGTGCTGCTCTTGGTGGAGTCATAGGAGGATTATTACCTTTACCTGTGCCAGGTAACCCATTAGCAATGTTAGTTGGTGAATTGCTTGGTGAATTTATTGGTAACTTCTTCTATGAAATGTTCTTAGGAGAAGGGAAAGGGAAGAGTGGTAAGTTTTTAAAAGATTCATTTATGAAGTTGATAAGTGGTGTAGGAAAGGGTGGTAAAATGTTCCTAGATTTTGTAATGAGTATGCTTGGTAAAATTGGTAATTTCTTTAAGGATGGATTTAAAAGGTTTACAGAGGATTTTCCAACTGTTAAAATTCCAGAAAAATTTGGTGTGCAAACAGCAATGGGAAAAATTGCAGGTGTTTTAGGTTTAGATGAGAAATCTAAATTTATAGAATCAGGTAGTATGGGACAGAGAGTAACATCTATTCCAGACTTATCTTTACTAACTCCATTTGGACTTCCCAAGTTATTACCACTTCTTAAAAACTCTTTCTTCCCATCAGGAGAAAAAGAACAAGTACCAGACTCAGAAACATCTGTATCTAAAACAGAAGAGACTGATGAAACAACAAGTGCAGTGGTAGCAACTGAGGATA